CTAAATTCACCTTCCTTAAGGAATCAAAACAGTATGAAGTTGAGGACATAATGCAACACTGCGAGAGTCTGGATAGACTACTTAAGGTTCACGAAAATATCTTGGAGCATTCTGTACTTGTTGAGAAGAATTACAAGATAATGCAGCTATATAGTCCATCAATTTCCAACATGCACAAAAAACAAATAAATTTTTCTTTGCAAGAGTTTGACCCCAAAATGGAGAAGCTAGAATTAACCAAAAAGCTCCACTATGACGGCATTGTAGGCTCATCATTCAATATTTTGATGAACATTATGAAAAAAATAACTTTATAAAAATTAAAACTTGACAGACTTTTACTAATCTGTTATATTACTTATAACACCGGAGAACACATGAACAACCAATCAGAAACATTTCAGAGGTTTGGCAAAGCCTTTCAAGAAAAATTTTGTCACCTTATGCTATCGGACAGACCCTTCTGTGATCAAATTTCAGAGGTTCTAGACACAGAGTTTTTAGACTATGAATATCTTCGGGTGTTCATTAACATACTCTTGGATCACCGATCAAAATACAAAGTTCATCCATCATATGAAATTATGGAATCACGAATCAGAACAGAATGCAATAACTACAGCAAAGCACTGAAAGAACAGCTTTTGAAGTTCTATGTCTCGGTTAAAATGGTAGACAGAATTGAAAATGCTCCTTACATCAAAGATAGTTCAATTGACTTCTGTCGTAAGCAGATTCTTAAAGGCGCAATGATGAAGTCTGTTAAGTTGATTAAATCCTCTTCTTTTGATGAAATCTCAAAGGTTATTGAGGAGGCACTCAAGTTAGGAACAGACAATAACTTTGGTCACGATTTCATTAAGGACTTTGAAGAAAGATACACAATAACTGCGAGAAACCCAGTTTCAACCGGTTTTGAGCGGATTGACGAGATCTCTAAGGGTGGACTTGGTAAAAGTGAATTGGGTGTTGTTATTGCTCCTACAGGAGCCGGTAAATCAATGGTTCTGGTTCATTTGGGAGCAGAGGCACTTAAGCAAGGAAAGACTGTTGTACATTACACCATGGAGCTTCAAGACACTGTTGTTGGAAACCGCTATGATAGTTGCGTCTCGGGCGTTCCTTTGTCGGATTTATTTTTTAATAAGAATCAAGTGCTTTTAAAGATCAAAGACGTTCCCGGGCAACTAATTATTAAAGAATATCCAACAAAGTCTGCTTCTACTGAGACAATCAAGCAACACATTGAGCGTCTTAAGAAGAAAGGCATTGAGCCGGATATGATTATTGTTGATTATGCAGATCTACTGAGACCAACTCGCACTTCTGCAGAAAAACGATTTGACCTAGAAAGCACCTACGAAGAAATGAGAGCAATTGCTCAAATTTATAAATGTCCGGTGTGGACTGCTTCTCAAACAAACCGTTCTGGTTTAAATGCAGAAGTTATCACAATGGAAGCAATCTCGGAAGCGTTCAACAAATGCTTTGTTGCTGACTTCATCTTCTCTCTGTCTAGAACAGTACAAGATAAGCAAGCTAATAAAGGCCGAATGTTTATTGCGAAGAACCGAAACGGACCAGATGGTCTTATCTTTCCGGCTTTTGTTGATTGGTCAAACGTAAATATAAAAGTTTTAAATAGAGACAGCAATGAGTCAATTGCTGACGTTATAAAAGATTCAGACACTAATACTCTTGATTTCTTGAGAGGAAAATATAAAAAACACAAATGAGGATAAAAAATGTTAAAATTAAGTGATGTAAACATAAGAAAGTTCAAGCTTTCTGAACAATTTATAAGTCCCTACAAGGAAGCGCAAGTTCCTTGGGGGCCTGTTGGTTATGTAACCTTCAAGAGAACTTATGCTAGGAGACTATCAGAGTTTGAAGAAGGAGCAGTAGGTACAGAAGAATGGTGGCAAACTTGTCGCCGTGTCATTGAGGGTATCTTTGATATTCAAAAACGCCATGCATTTATGATTGGAATTGAATGGAACGATGCTAAAGCACAAAAAACAGCTAAAGATGCATATGATCGCCTTTTCAATCTTAAGTGGACTCCACCCGGTCGTGGTTTGTGGATGATGGGAACAAAATTCATCTACGAAAGAACTGGTGCTGGACTGTTCAATTGCGCATTTCGTTCAACCCGAGACGTTGCTAATAAAGGCGGCTATCTTTTTGCTTGGATGATGGATGCGTTGATGGTTGGTATTGGCGTTGGTTTTGATACCCTTGGAGCAGGAACTTTTAAGGTGAAGCAACCACAATGGACAGAAGAGACACTACTTATTGAGGATTCTCGCGAAGGCTGGGTAAACTCAGTTCATATTCTACTGGATGGGTTTATTCATGGTAAGAAAGTACCAAAGTTTGATTACTCGGCCATCCGTGGTAAAGGCGAGCCAATTCGTGGTTTCGGTGGAACATCATCTGGGCCTGCTCCGCTTATTGAGCTTCATTCTAACTTAAAAGAATTATTGGAACCAAAAATAGGAGAGCAAATTGAGTCGGTTGATATTGTTGACATTGAGAACCTCATTGGTCGTTGCGTTGTTGCTGGTAATGTACGTCGCTCTGCTGCCTTGGCCATTGGCCAGTTTGATGATAAAGATTATCTTTCAATGAAAAACGACAAAGAGAAGCTTTATCACCATCGTTGGGGATCAAATAACTCTTTTGAAGCTAAAGTTGGTATGGATTACACTTGGCATGCCGAGCAATCTCAAATCAATGGAGAGCCTGGTTATATTTGGCTAGAAAATGCCCGTAATTACGGAAGAATGAAGGACGGAAAGAAGACTGACGACCTTAAGGTTATGGGATTCAACCCTTGCGTGGAACAACAGCTTGAAGACGCAGAACTTTGCTGTTTAGTGGAAACTTTCCCCGCAAAGCACGATACATATGAAGACTACCTGAGAACACTTGAGATAGCTTACATGTATGGAAAGACTGTAACTCTGATCAACACTCATTGGCCTGAGACAAACGCTATTATGCTGAAGAACCGAAGAATTGGTTTATCTCAATCTGGTGTAGTTCAAGCCTTTAACAAGTTTGGAAGACGTCAAATGCTCCAATGGTGCGATGAAGCATATAAACATGTTGGAGAATTGGACAAAGAATATTCAGACTGGCTCTGTGTTCCTCGTTCAGTAAGAATGACTTCCATTAAGCCTTCCGGAACAGTTTCCCTTCTTAACGGATCAACTCCCGGAATTCACTACCCAGAAGACGAATATTACATCAGACGAATTCGCTTTTCAGCTGATTCCACTTTGCTTCCGGCTTTGAAAGAAGCTGGTTACAAAATTGAGAAAGATTCTTACTCTCCAAACACAATGTGTGTTGAGTTTCCAGTTCACGAGCCATTCTTCATGAAAGGTAAGCGAGACATCTCAATGTGGGAGCAATTAGAGATTGCAGCGCAATATCAATATTATTGGGCGGATAATTCAGTCTCTATTACTGTGACATTCCATCCGGATGAAGCAGATCAGATTAAAGATGCTTTGGAGATGTATGAAGCACGACTTAAAGCTGTGTCTTTTTTGAGATATGAAGAGACCGGCTACGAACAGGCACCTTATGAGCCAATTTTAAAAGAAGAATACGATGAGATGATTAAAGGCATCACACCGATTCAGAAAATTGAAACGAATGAAGGCGGTGTTGGCAGTAAGTTTTGCACAAATGACACATGCGAACTATAAACGGATTTTATCAATATGAATTTGTAGTCTTTGAGAGTCTTGGGGCAATAAAAGTCCCAAGGCTTTCTAGCATGTTCATGATGATGAAAAGATCTCACTATTTTATAAAAGAATATGGGTACCAATATGACGTCCACATTCTCTCCCCTGAAGACTGGGAGAGACTAAAGAAAAACAATGAAGTTAAAATTTTTAAAACAAAGGAGCGAAAATGAAACCATTTAACAGACATATTTTAATTAAGCCAATTGAAGAGAAGCAAGAAGACAAAAGTTCTTTGGTTGTTCTTCCCTCAGACTACAAGAAACCAGAGTCCCCCTATCAAACAGCAGAGGTCATAGAATTATCAAGTGATTGCAAGATTGACTTGTCTAGTGGAGATAAAGTGGTGTTTGAAAAAAGAACTCTGCAAAAGATTCAAATAGTGGGAGAAACATACTATTTAATATTAGAAAACTACATTTATGGGAGAATTTAGAATGATATTAACACGAAGCAGCCTCAAGGATTTGATCAATCAAGTTGTCAAAGAGAACAGGCAACCTAGCATGATCTTGTCTGAAGCACAATTGGATATGGATTTTACACAATTCAAGTCTCTTCTAGATGATCGTAATAAGAAGTCTAAATTACAGAGACTAGGGATAATGACCTCTGAAAACCCTAGAGGAGTTGAAGCAAACGATCAAATGAACACTACATTGATGAAAGATTTTGCCGGAGAACTAGATTCCAAGGGATTGGATTATATTAGTATTGGCGGTAAGTATGGAAACCCAGAAAACAGTTACATAATCTTGAACCCAACAATGCTAGACATGGTCGCTTGGGGAAAACAGTATGGACAAGCAGTTGTTATTTTTGCACAGAAAATGAGAAGATCAACAGACGCCGATGTTCCAGCTGTACACTATAGGTTTGATTATGTTCAAACTGAGCCAGATGGTTATGAAGAGCCAGCATATGATCCACAACAATACTATGTAAGAGACTCTAAAGACATGGTTGTTAAAACTGATGCTGATGACTATTATAGCGAATTGCTTGGCACGAAGTTTAGCATTCCGTTTTTTGTCGGAGCTGATATGCCAAGTGAAAGATACACAACAGCAACAGATGTCGGAAGCGAAGTTGATGCGCTGAAGGGGAACT